GCCTGCCGGTACTGGCCGATTGCTCCCTTCGTGATACCCCATAGAGCCGTGAGGATTTCTTTAAAGACCGTCAGCATTGTGGTTGCCGTCACCTTATCCGGGAGGTCCATGCCGAACCTGTCGAGTGCCGTCATGGCATCCGATTCCGTCAGCAGCTTGTCCCGCAGAGATCTGACTTTCGCAGCTGCTTCGGTGTAGGCTTCCGCCTGCGCTTCCGACAGCCATGCAGCCGGGTCCTCCGTGATGCGATCAATGATGTTGTCTGTCCAGGATGATTCGATCGTCCAGGAGACTGCTTCCCATGCGGAGGATCCATCCTCACGCTGCACTTCCTGCACGTCCGTATAGAATATGATAACTGCCCGGTCGCCTTCCCGGTTCACAGTAAATACGGGAGGTTTTTCCGATAATTCTGTTTTTATCCGCATAGCTCACAATCCCCTTTATGAATTTGATGTTGATGTATGGTGTGATATACAGCTCGTTGAAATGCTTTGAATCTGAATGCGTAAACCAGCCGTTCCGGCTGAGCATCGCCTGCGCATTCTGCAGGACCACATATCCCTTTTCTTCCAGTCTCCGGTGGATTCTCTTTGCCAGCCGTCGGGCTTTCAGAAAATTGCCGGCACGGACGCGGGTGGTGGTTTTCGTGAATGTGTACCCGACGATATCCACCTGTTTCGTTCCTGGCTTGATCTTCATCCGGCCTTTTTCATCCGCTGGCAGCAGCTCCCCGATCTGGCAGATCTCCCAGGCGTTTTTTATCTCGACGCCCAGCTGCTCCCGGCAGTATTGCATGATCTTCTTCACTGCCTTCTTCAGATCTGACTTTGATGTTCCCATCAGCAGGAGATCATCGACATATCGGAGATAATGCTTCACCCACTTTACGCGCTTCCCCCGGCGCTCTTTGTAGAGGCTGCCGGTGATGAAGTTGTCCAGCGGTGTCAGATAGATGTTTGCGAACCACGGCGAGGAATAATACCCGATGGCCAGGTTGTGTGGATCCTCGAACAGGTTTTCCTGCACGGCCGATGAATAGACAATCTGGTCCATCACCTGCAGGAACCGGCTGTCTTTTATGTGCCGGTGCAGCAGGCCGCTCAGCTTGTCGAGTTTGACCGTCTGATAGAAATGCCGAATGTCCAGCTTCACGAAGAAATTGCAGTCACCGGAGCGCACCCACTTCTCGACGGTTTTCCTGGCGTCCTCGATTCCACGCCCCGGAAGATTCCCGCAGCTGTGCCTGTACATCTTCCGCGTTTCCATCTCTGAGATCGTAATCATGGCCATCCATTGCACAATATGATCGCGGAGGCTTGCAATCTCGATCTCTCGATTTTTCCCGCTCGACATGATCCTGCGATGCTTTCCCGGCTTGTGTCCCCAGCGCCCCGCCCTTAATGCATTGACCAGGTTGCTGGCATAGGCATGGACCTTTTTCGGATCCAGAGTCCCACGCGGATGATCAGGACTGTCTTTTGTATATCCTAAGATATTCACGACAGTCCTGTCTCTCCGCTTATTGCGAGTGCCTCTGTATATGGCTTCCGTAGCTGTCTCGATGCTGCAGAATGTTTCCCATAAATTCCCGACACGTTTCATGCCTTTTCATCCCTTCGGCTCCCCTACACCTGCAAACCGGAGAGCAGGTGCTTTCGAGGCTATTGAAGTCCTACCAAGCCGATTCCAGTCGGATGGTATTTTGATTCCTTTCGGAACCCTGGAAAGGCATTGCAACATTGAGACTAATTGCTTTGGTATTGACTGGACACAGGGGTTAAGGCCCGCCCCGTAGTTCCAATTCCCATTCGAGGTGGCGTTGTTCGCTTCAACGTAGCGGGGACCATAGTTGGCTCCGTTGTTCAAGTTGCCGCGACGCCGGACAGCACGTACGACGTTGGAATTGACGAGGTTGGCGTAGTGGAAAACTTCCACGCATTTGCAATGCAATCCCGGATGCGGAAGATTATAGCAGGTTTATTTTCGTCCCGCATTCTTTTGGAAGAAAATTACGTATTCCGTAATTTTTTCTTTATGCGTCGGCCGCTGGCGCGGCCGGGAGAACGAGGGGGCTGCGGCCCCCTTTGCCGCTTGCGCGGCATTCACCCCTACTGGACGAAGAAAAGGCCCGACCCGGAGGCCCAATCCCCGGTGGACGGGGCGGCGAACGCGGCGACGTAGCGAGGCCCAGCGTACGCACCAGCGGTCACGTTCCCACGGCGACGAACGGCACGCACCACGTTGGAATAAACGAGGTAGGCGTAGTCGCAATAGTAAGTTGTCGCTGATCCTCCTTTTGTCAAGGTCGGCACACGGACATGCGGCCAGCGCTCGTCTGCAGATTCTTCCTTGATGTAGCCGCTGGCATAAGAGGAGGAAGGTGTCTCCACACCGAGGAGTTCCCACCCTGTCGTGTCGCTTTCCAGATCCGCTGCATCCGGCTTGCTGCTGGAAGACGGGAAATACTTTGCAGCGCCCTGGTGCTGCAGATCAGGGTTGTGGTACCATGCCACCTTATAGGTGCTGCCCTCCGGCACTCTTCTGGCGATCAGGTCAAGTGCCGTCATATTCTGGTTGCCGTAGACATTTTCGCGCCACCGGTAAAGCATCGGATGCTTTTTGTCCGTGTTGCTGACCGGGGACCCGGTATGCCCAAGGACTGCAGGAACACCGGGGGCATAACCCTGTGTTGCACCGGTGATCCACGGACGGGATGCCACCTTTGTGGTGTCAGCTGTGATGGATTCCGTTCTGTCGGTCCCGTCGTAGGTAATGAGTCTATAGGTGCCGGAATCGTTCAGTGTGCCGTCCTCATCACAGTTTTCAATCGCTGTGATGCAGTTATAGGCGCTTACGCCGGATGGCGTCGCATCATGCGCAGATCCGATGTAGATGCTCTGTCCTACCACAAACAGATCGCCGATAGCTGCAGTCACGACAATCTTGTTTGCCGCCGGTGCTCCATGAACGTTATGGTTCGTGTTGTACGGCATCTCTGTCGCGCCAGCCATGATGCTCTGCATGTTCTGCGTTGCAAACTCAATGGTCTGCAGCAGCCATTCAAGATGATCCACTGCGGACGGCTCGATGATCGCAAAATTGGCGAAGCTGCTACCGTCGCCGTATGTCCTGGCTGCATTCCAGTTGCCCTGGTAATGGCCGAAATAGTTGTGATACCCCGGCAGGCTGACTGCATGGCCGTCTTTCAGTGCCAGTGCATAGCTCGGGAGATAAGTGTGCGCTCTGGCATTACCGTTTGCGTCCTCGCATGCCTTATGAAGTTCGAAGCCAGATGCCGGATCTCCGGATACGCCCAGAATACCGTTTTCCTTATCTTCGTACCAGTACACCGGAGGCTGATCAACACAGACATAGTCGCCCATGGTGCCGTCCTCTGCATAGTCCGCGTCACCGTAGTATGCCTGCGGTGTGAATACGGCTTTGCCGTCCACGATGGACCATGAGCCGACGCATTTCTTCCGGTTGAAAGGTGCGAATTTATCGAAATCAGAGTGACCAGCTTCCTGATCGGTGCCCGGTGTGGCCGTCAGACCGGCTGCGTCCCACATTCTGGTCAGCGTCGGGCTTGATCCGCCGACGCCGGAGACGCCGAATTTCTCAGCGCCTACATTGGAAGCCGTCCACAGCTTGCCGTTGTCATCTCTGCCGACCGGCGACATCATGGTGCTGTCCTTCTTTACAGGGTTGTACTTCTTCTGCTGGAAGTATTCCAGCCCGTCTTTATCTAATACAGACATTTATCTTTTTCTCCTTCCCTCACGGCCACAGCGCGTCAATCTCGGCTGTCGTGATAGCTGTTTCTTTTACGGCCTTCCAGCCGCCGTCGTAGACATAGATGGCACCCTCTCCCGTGACAAAGTACCAGTCGCCTTTGGATCCGGATGCCGGGAGAGCGGATGCCGTTGCCACGCTGCCCTTGTATCCGCCGGAGGATCCTCCCCCGCCGCCTCCGCCGCTGCCTTTTAGCAGCGCATACAGTTCTTCAAAATCCATATTTTACAGCTGCCTCCACTCATGATTCTGCTCATCGAACATGTAGACGTTCCCGGTGTCCATCTCGAGGAAGGATGATCCATTTGGGATGCCCTCCGTCGGTTTCGTGTCCGTCGACAGCCCTCTCAGACGCTGCGAGTACATCGTAGTGTCTGCACTTCCTGCAGGTGTAATCATTTTTCTCTCAGATCTCCTTTCTCTTTTGAGTTATGGCCACAGCTCATCAATCTCTGCTGTGGTAATGGGTGTCACTATATCCGAAATCTCGCACAGGTTGACCCACGTGGAGTTGTCGGTGGTGTACTGGATCCAGCCGTTGTTTTCCCGGAAGGCCAGAATGTCGGAGAAGTTCTCCGCCGTCTCGATGGCTTCCATCAGCCGCTTCCACTCGGTGGAGCTCGGTACCAGGTTGCCGATGTTCGGCATCGGGATGACGTCCAGGATGAAATCGGACGAGCTAAGGATGTTCCCGCTGCCGTCCACCAGTGCGAAGTCACAGATCACGCGGCCGGCCACCGCGAGACACTGGTCCGCCAGGGTGATGATATATACCCCGCTGCCCTCTGCCTGGATTGGTGCTCCGGATCCGGTTCCTTCCAGCACGACTGCCGTGCCGTCGGGCTTCTCGCACCGGAAAGCGTAGCTTGCCACCCCTGCCGGCTCAAATACCACTCCGTCTTTCAGGAGGGTGATTTCCAGCTGGCGGTTGACCGCATCCCCTTGCTTTGCCGGGATTCGCTGGTGATTGTTTTCTGCGTTCACGTCCAGCGTGAACTGCCTGAGATATCCGTCCATGTTTTACCTCCTTGTCAGACGAATTCGATTTTTAAGATTCTGAAAGCATTACCGGCTGCCGTTGCATTCTGAATCTGGAACCCTATAAACAGCGGTTGTCCCTGTAATGAGCTCGGCACTTCGATAGTATATGTCCCGCCCTCAGATGGAATTTCTACGGCTCCCGACCCTATACCGGCTTGTGTCATTCTATCTACACATGCCCAGACTGTCTCTGTTGTTGTCCTTTGAGCTACGGTGATTTCTATATTTGAGTATCCTCTCAAGTCAACCGCTGGCTTAAGCCATAAATAGTCCGTCCCTGTTTGGACACGAACAGGTGCAATATAGGTCGAATACTCAGTAACGCTGACAAAGTTGTAATAGCTATACCATTCATGCTCTCCGTATCCTGTCCAAGCTCCAGCGTTATACAGGATCGAGGATGTGGACAGCGGGCAGAGGTATTTATCCACTCCGGAGATTGTAACCGTGCCGGATGTTCTGATGATGGATCCACAATATCCGTTCAGCGTGACCGTGCCGGTGTAGGTGTACGGGATGGTGACGTATGCGATGTGATTTGTCGTGTCCAGGTAAGCGCCCTGGGTGATTCCGTTGTAGACGGCTTCGACCGCTGTGATATCCGTGGAGCACGCGCAGACGATCAGGGAGCCGTTAACCGGCACCGTGCCAGCCGTGAGCGTTCCGGTGATCTTCTGCCCTGCTTTGTTGTGGGCCGTGTACCCGCTCAGCAGCTTGTCCGCTGCGACGGTGTCACCGGTCAGATCGATC